TTTTAGCCCTTCTGTTTCTTCTACATTATCCTCAAGATGCAGGGGTTTATTCATCTCTACACCGAGTATCCCCTGCATTGTTCTTTGTACCGATTCTTCAAGTGCTATATAACCTACGGTCAGACTATTCTTCATAAAGTGATGTGCAAGTTCACGACATATAGTTGACTTACCTGTACCACTACCTGCTGCTATACAAAGCATCTGCTGTTTACGAAACCCTTTGCAGAACTTATCTAGTTCTGGAAAAGGAAAAGAACAAATACTATTGCTGCCTTTTTTTGTTAGTTCTGTCCAGAGGTTAGATGCGTTAAGGATGCCATCTGGTCTAACAGGTGTTGCCTTCCATAGGAGATCTCTAAGTTCTTCCCCCTCACCTGCGATGAGCATTTCATTAGCGTCTTTTCTAGGTAATCTACATATTGCTGCCTTACCTGGAGGTAAGATTTTAATTGCTTTTTCGGCAGCAACCATGCCAGGCTCGTCACTGTCAAAACAAATTACTATCCGTACAAATTGAGATAACCATTTCAGATTTGCAGCTATATATTTATTAGCCGACTGTGATCCCGAAGGCAAACTTACTACAGGGTACTTGTTATTTTGTGCTTGTGAGACTGACATGCAATCAATCTCTCCTTCTGTAATAGTGACAAACATATTACCTGTGTTTACTTGTCTCCATAATCTCTGACCCCATAACTGTAGATCTCCTACATCACCAAGCCAAATAAATTTTTTGTTCTGAAATCTTATATGCTGTGCAACCTGTCTACCTAATTTGTCTTCATATGTAGCAACCTGTACTGGTTGACCATTATGTTCTGATATTCCATAGTTAAACAGTTCGCAAGTTTCGTGCGAAAGTCCACGCTTTGGTAATGCTTTTGGTGTAACAAATTTAAGTAATGGTTTCTTCACTGGTTTTACAAAAGATTTTCTGGGTTTATCTTTCTCTGGTTGAAACGTGTAGCTGCAACCAAAACAGTAACCATGTCCATCGTCATAGATGGCTAGGTTATCTTTGCTGCCACACTCAGGGCAAGGTTCTTTTCTGACATACTTGCTTTGTGTCATCTCTTTCCCAATGTTTGATAAGACATTCAAGTTCTTTAATTCTTTGTTTTGCGTTGTTAATTTTTTCTTGTGTTTTCATTCATCCATTCTTTTGGGATAGAGCCGTGACTCCAAAGAAACCCATGCTTGGTAGCCCAAGCACCATAGGTAAGACTTCTTTTGCCACGACTCAATTTTGCTTTGCTGTTCTGAAAACAGAACCTAATATCTAGGTCGGGTCGTTGCGTCTTGATCGCAACATGTTTTCTGCGGTCCTCTTTTGAGAAGAAGCCTTTAGTTTCAATACAGATGCCGTTGTCAAGGATGAAATCAGGCTTATAAATGCAACTGATTTGGTAGCTAACATCAAGTGTTTCATAGGTATAAGGAACTTTATTTGCTTGTAATGTAGCTGCTATTGCAGCTTCAAACTTACTTCTAAAATTCGTCTGCTCCGACTGTTTCAAACCCTGCTTTCGCTTTGGGCTTCTCCTCTTCGATGGTTGCTTCTTCTGTTTCAAAGCCGTAGCCTTGTGCGGTTTTTGTGTACTCGACATGATTGTGGATGATGACAGCTTCTGGTTGAATTTTTATACCAACACCAAAGCTAGGATTTTCCCACCCACTGCAACGCATGTTGACTTGACCTGTTGTACCAGGACCACACTTGTTAACCTTCTCCTTCTGATCTTCTGACATAGGAGAACCGTCAGCATTAAACAAAACAGGTGGTCTTTGTTTCCACTGTGTACCATCTGCCCTTACTCCTCCACCTTTCATCTTGGTTTTGATTCTGAAGTATGGCTTGCCATCTATGTCTTCATAACCAAAAGGTAATGGTGCAAGTTTAAATTTTTTATTAGGATTAGCAATTTTTAACTGCGTTTTCCATCTTTCAAGAAGTCCATCTAACTGATCACTAATATCTTGTGATTTTTCTGGATCAATAAGACATTCGACCTGCCATATACCTGACGCATCAAATTTTGTGTCGGGTTCTACCAGCCATGCAAATTGAAACAGACACACTGGTGTTGTGATGTTGATAATTTCTGATTTAATCATTTGGAAATTTCAGTTTTAGTTTTCTTTTTATTGCATCCATGTTGGATGTATCACTGATAGTACCGTAGAAAAATTACTTGTCACGCATTTGTTCAACTAAACACATATGGTGCTAATAAAACTTCACACACATCAAAATCCCCTATGTCTGGTGGTATGGGTAGCTTGCCTGGATTGTCTAATTGTTCTACTGCTTGCTGATATAAATCATCTAATAAGTTCTTGCTATACATATCAACAAAGCTTTCTTTTACATAACCAATAAATTCTTCTATATGTGCAGCAGGTGAACCAAAGCAATCGTGTATTGTACAGAACTGATTAAGACCACTAGCTTTACTTTTTTCTAACGCTAAATGTACATTAGCAGCATCTAAACTATGTACAAAGTTTGCTGCAAAACTCTGTGTAGATTTTCTTTTATCAACCTCTGTTGTATTACAATTAAGTGACAACTGTACAGTAGCAGAGTGTAATTTGGTGGCAATTCTTTTTATATTAGACTTGTAATAATGCTGCTTAACATAAAACTTAGAAGGTGTAATCCATGTCATATCTTTATCTTCTTTACCAAAACATCTTGCTATCTCTGCTAAATATTTCATCACTATTATACATTTAGGACATATATTATTAACACTTTTCTCTATTATTTTTGCAAGATAATGATTATGTAAAAAGCAATCTTTCTGCCAAGAAAGTTCTTCATCACTTCCCATAAAATAATCTCGGATAGCATTTGTAATACCAAAAGTTTTACCACTGTATGGAATCATCATCACAGGTTTTTTTATCATCTTTCTTGTAATAACTTGATGATGCTTATACCAATCTTCTGCAATAGTATCTGTTTGTTTTGATAATTCATTTATAACTTGATCTTTTACTTCTTCATATAAGTCTTCAACCTCGTCATAGTTTTTAAGATTTACTTTTGCTGCAAGCTTATTGTCATAAGACATGGCTGCAAAATGTTGAAAGCCATTGTTTGTACCATCAAGTAAGACAGGATGCTTGCTTACATAGCCATAGCCCTGTTCCAGTAACTCGTTGTAGTCCAAACACCAACTAAGAAACTGCCAAGGCTCGTCTGCCTTACTCCATATGCTGATATAAGATTCAGGATTGCTTGCTATCTGCCTGGCTAAAGCTTCTCCTTCTGTCTTAGACCATTCAATACGTTCTTCATAATTGTATTTACTCATACCCCAAGAGTTAGCACCTGCAATACCTAACCAATTCTTTGCTTTCTCATCTGTTATTGCTGCACCTTCTGCAAATCTATGCAAAGCTCTAGCTAAATCATTACCTTGAGGATTAAATATACCTGACACATAATAAATTCTGCCTGTAAAATCTGCCTGTGCCACATGCCAAAAGGGTTCTTCTGCAAACTTTGTAGCAGTATCAAGCAACATAATACATTGATACCTTTTCATACGATCATGTGCATTTTGATCGTGTCTAATTACTTCTGCTCTTCTCCATCTCAATCTAGATTCTTCATTAGTATTAATATCAAAAGGTCTTGGAGTCTGTGGTAGTGGTTCAGCATCTATTAAACAACCTACTTCTATACCTCTATCCCAACAACTTTGAGCAATATCTAGAACAGTTGTATTTATCTCCCACTTTGTTTGTTGAAGACAATTCAGTGCTGTATAAAGTGCTGTTGGTTTCCTTTTTGTTACTTCTTCATGGTAGGTAAGGTCTTTTGATTTTATTGCTTTGATATGTCTAAGTCTTTTTGTATGAAAACCACCTTCAGTAGTGCTAGTCCAATCAATCGGTTGTTCTACACATGGTTCGTACAATGGATAACAAGCTAATCTATTTTTGCGTTGTCGTTTTATCCAATCCATAGTTACTTCTGTAAATTCAACATAGGTTTTGGTTTGTTTTCCTGACCTTATAGTTGAAAGTTTTACCATACCAACCGCACTAATCATTATATCTATAAGCTTCATGCCAACCTTTAGTTTGTCCTCTTTTGACCAGGGTTTAAATACAAAACCTCTGTTCCTCATATGACCTATCATCATATTGCGTCTATATCTTGGATGATTTGTATCTGATATATGTTGTTTTACGTTTTTAAAATGCTTTTCATCTTGCTCTTCAAACAAAGAAAACCTTTGTTCATCTTCAAGCATATGACCTACTTGTATGGCTATCTGTGTAGCGGTTTTGTTTTGGGAAGCACCATCAATAACACCCTTAAAAGTAATAAAAGCTATAACATCTACATCTTTAAATTCATGTAGTTTGATCGCTGCTGTAGCTTTTACTCCTGGTGTACCTCTCCAAGCCCTATCTTGAAATTGTTGTATCGCTTCTACAAAAGGTTGAAGACCTGCTTTGATCATGTTTTTTGCATAATCTGTTTCTGATTCTCTACCTTTAGATAAGTTGTTGTTGATGTTGCGTTGCCGTCTGTCAAAGCCACGACTCCACATGCGATCTTCTAAATCAGTTTGCTTTGTCATTAGAGTATTGAGAGATAAGTTCTTTTAAATCTGCTAATAGTTCATCGCAGTGACCACGCATATTATCAAGAGATTCTTTGCCTTCATCAATTAATTTAGCAAGTTCCTCTAAACTGTACTCTCTTGTACTAAACTTCTTGCCACATTCCTTACAGGTTCTAGACCTCCAAAGATATGCAGCTTCCCTTTCTCTTGTATGTAAGACAATAGTATTGTCGCTGTTGCAGTTAGGACATTCAATCATTATTGTCCTCCCTTGTCATAAATGAATACTTGTATTCAAGTTTTTCAATACAAAGATCCCAGGCATCCTGTTCACTGATGTCTAACTTCTTAGCAATAGACTGTGCAAGCTCCCTTAAATGAGTAGCTATTGCTGTAAGGTTGTATGGATAATCACTCATCTATCTACCCCCCTGGAATTGGATAGACGCATTGCGTAAAGACTCCCAATACATCCCATTACCATCATCATCAATCAAGATAATAGAATGTCTTTCAAGATCTACACATACATCTTTTATATACCTCCCCTCATCCTCATCGGATAAAAAGATACAAGCTCCCTTTAAAAATTCGCAAGGGATACTCTGATTGCTACTTAGTTTCATAAAAATAATAATCTAGGACTAGGTTCAAAAAAAACCTGTTAAAAATTCAACTAAAAAAATTCTTAATAGGTTCATTAAAAAATTCGCTAAGGATAATAAGACCAGGAATAAAAAAAAATAAAAAGAAATAAAAGCCTAGAATTAACTAGGCTGTTCATTTTCATTAACGTCAAGAGCTTTATAAGCCTCTAATAATTCCTTATTAGTTGCTTCCTGGGCGAACCATATACGCTCTACTTCTGCTCGTTTAGCAGCTTTTAATTCTGCCTCATAGTTGTATTTGTTAGAGGTCATTTTTTAGACCTCTTAACTACTTCTTGGGCTTGCTCTAAAGACATTCCACCTAACAAAGCCAGGTGAGGATTCTTTATAGTTTGTTTAGCTATTCTTAACTGGTGCTTTCTAGCAACAGATTCAAAAGAATTAGACATAATTGATAATTAGTAACTGGGCGATTAAGGTTCACTTGTTAAGAGAACCCTTTAAAACCTCCGTAGAGGCTTTAAGGGATTATCTAAAGAGCTTTAGAACATATCAGAGATACAGACCACATGAGAATCTAGTTGAGGATCTTCCCAAGAAGTCCAGACTCTATCCTCATCATTTGGACAATGGATCTTTTTCAGTGTGTTTAAGATCCCGTATTCAATCTGCTGCTTAATCTGATATGCAACAGAGTTTCTAAACTCGTGATGCTCGCAGCTTTGATACTCCCACCCTCGAAGCATCTGCCATACCATCATTAATCCTCTAGGGTCTCTATCTGATAACCATTTAGTAACAGTTGATGACTTTTTAAACTCATAGTTACTAGAGATTAATTCCTGGTAATTGTCAGGATAACGAGCCTGTAAGCTTCTTACATTCTCGTTAAATAATAAATTAAAGACTACAGAACAAGAAGCCAGACCCTTATAAACAGGTTCTTCAGCTTCAATCCTGGAATCGACTCTAATTCTAAAATCCTCCATCCTTGCAAAGTAATCTTTTTTAAAAGACACTTCTTCAGGTGCAATTAAAAAAGCTCTTTCAAGTGCTTGCTTTGGGCTTTCATTTCTTGGTTGCTTGTGGTATTCATACCAAAAGGTCGCAAGTGCATTAATACAGTCTTGATCAGTTAAGTGTGCTGACATGATTTTTAAAAGGTTCTGGGAATAGTACTATGAAAACTAATTTCTAGTACTGATTGAATTATTACTATAGGTCGCTATCGATAAAATAAAAACAGATAAATCTTTACATTTTGTAACAATAGACCCTATATATCCCCCCTCTGTGTCCAATTATTGTCCTTTTACTGTCCAAAACACTATAAAAACCCTTAGATCCTAGCTATAGGTTAACTTGCAGTGCTGTCTCTATGACAGTACTACATATAAAAGACTGTAGTTATAGCTTAAATATCTGCAAAAGTTACTATATATGGGGTAAATCTTAGATTTGTATATATGCGTAAACCCTTCAAATTTTTGTGATAAAAATCTTTTGTAAGACCCTGATAGAACCACCCAGAAGGAAACTAAAAGGGTCATATAGGGTCTAGTGTGAAGTGAAAGAACCTATGGATTGATTATAGTGATGATGCTGATGAAGGTCAAATCTATGGAAGATTTATAGTCTAACTATGGGTTATCTATGGAAGGAACTTAACGACCCCCCCTATAGTCCCCCCCATGATTTATCTACAAGTGCATGTTAATAAGAATTACTTATAAAACCATCGTTAGGGGTATTAGAATTATTTATCTGTGAGGGGTTCATACCCATAGCTGTTTGAGTAATGGTGTTATTCATATAGGAACCCCAGTTATCCAGGTGTACTCTTAGTAATTCTTCTTTACGAGATCTTATATTACGGTCTTCATCTTGAGCCATGTATTCAGTCCAATAGGCTACTGCACCTGATAGAGCATCTAAGATGTCATCGTGTACTAGGGAACCTCTATGTCTTGTAATACGAGACATTTGATAGAAGAGTTGAAGCTTTAGTTTACGTTCTGGTGCTTCATTAGGGTTAGATCTATAATCTTTTTCTACTACCTTACGGTCAATTATGAGCCTATGAGAGTTCATTACAGGTTCCAGGGTATCTATTATGCGTAATTCTTTAGTTTTTGTGTTGCGTACGTCTTTTACTTCGCAGGGATGATACCTCATAAGAAAAGGTTTCATTAGTTCTGCAAACATACCACCACCCATATTAGATTCTACGAGGATTGTATTGACGTTATTGGTCTTGGCTATCTTGGATAGAGTTGTTAATACTGCGTCAGAGTAACCACCGTTAAGACCCCCTGCATCAGGAACGTATAGGTTTCCATTAAGCATCTTCACAACAGCGTAACCAGTGGCATCTCGGCCTTTTCCAGAGGGGTCTACGAACATAACAGAGCCTGTATATTCAATCCAATCACCAAATTGTTGTGCAGGTCTATAGAAATGATCACCATTAAACCCTACACAAGGTAATTCTTTGATTACATATTCAGGAGAAGAAGACCATATAACTTTTTCTGGTGCATGATCAGGATTAACTGAAGATATTATTAGATCTGATAGTTTAAGTGGGTATCTATCCTGGTCAGATAAGCTAGTGTCTAGCATAAACTGTAAAGAGAACCCAGAACGTCCATAGGAAGCTTCACGTTCCATTAGATCTATTGAACTGAATCTTTCTGGGTCAACAGGATCTTTAGGCTTTACAAGCTCTTGTGCAAGCTTTTCAGCTAACTTAGGAGCTAATCTGTCTCCATAATTGTTTTTTAGTTCTGGATAACGTGCAGTCCAGATGCGTGTTGTATATCCACGTTCTTCTAGTGTTAGATATAAAGATTGTTCTGTTTGTGGTGTGCCAAGAAAGGTTATTTTACCGTTTGGTTTGAGGATTGCATCAAATTCTTTTACAGCTTCACTTAACTTGTCTCTCATCGGTTGGGTAAAGCTGTTGTTTGGTACTTCTACGTCATCTGCTATGACTTCATCTGCACGACTACCAGCCATTTGTCCTAGAACACCCTGAGACTTTACTGAAGGTGCGTGATCAGCATGTGCAGGTCCAACATCAAAACTTATCTTACTGTTTCTTTGAGAGTCATCTGGTCGTAATGGAGCAAGTACAGGCATCTCATTGATCAATCTCATAGTGAAAGTAGAGAAGTTATCTGCTCTGTCTTTACTTGCAGATACAACAAGAAACTTTAACTGTGGATTCATTCGTAGTTTCCATACAACATAGGTAGATGTAATCCAACTTTTACCTACGCCTCTAAAGGCTTGTATGATCTTTCTACGAGGTCCGTATTGTAAATACTCAGCTATGTCTAATTGAACTGGTGTGGGGTCCGGTAGGTTGAGATGACGCCAGGTAATTATTAGAAAGTATCTAAAATCTTGTAGTTTCTCAGGAAGCGGTTGCATATTCTTTAAATAAAGATAATTGTTCTACTGGTACAGGTAAATTATTTTCATCTCCAAACTGAGTTGCAAATGCGTTTGCTATACCTTGGAACGTTGTGCTACGCACTTTCCATGATTTGTTTTTACTGAACCAATCAGGCATTTTTTTACCAGAGGGAGAAACATAAAATTCACCTTTATCAACTATCTTTGTAGGTTTTAGCAGAGGTAAGTTTTTTAACCATAGACAGGTTGATTTCTGAAAAGGATCTCCATGTTCATAAGGTTGAATTATCTGGTCAGCAGGTCTTATCTTTGATCCAATGACACTTACAGGGTTTTCTATACACCATCTGGGAATATTACAGTTCATAAGTGTTCTGACAAAATCAAGAGATTCTTTCTGTTCTTTTTCTTTTCGCCAGAAATGTTTTGCACCTGATACTGCCAAGTGCTGACAAGAAGGGTGTGCAATCATCAAGTCGAAACCATTATTTAGGATGTCTCTAACATCACCTTGATAATGTGGACCAGGAGAATCTGTGGGTAACAGGTCACAGCTAATAGCATCATGCCCTTGTGCTATAAAGGCATCTCGTACTCTGCCAGAGTATTCACAGGCTACAAGAACTTTCAAACTATCTTTCTAAAGCAGGTATTACATCAAGGTCTGGTAGGTTTGACATAAGGTCTTCCATAGGATTTTTCTCTGTTGGTATGCACTCTATGCCGTTATCTTTTAATAATTGTCTAGCTACGTTAAGATCTCCTGGTTTTGCTTCACCACATTTGATTCTTCCTAATAATTCTTGTATGAGAACAGTTTGAAGATTTTCTAATAATTCTAACTTTTTTTCTTTACCCATAATTAGAATTGGTTTTGAAACTAATATACCTTGTTTTAGAAAATTATGCCTAATAAGCTAATCGGCCAAAGATTCCAAATCAATGATCGTGTATCTAGAAAGAACTATTCTGCTATAGCTAATACATATAAAAAAAAATATGGAAACATTACTGAAATGATAGAAAGAAAAAATTCTGTTGGTACTAGAATGTATTACTACAAGGTGTTATGGGAAGATAAAAGATCATCTGAACACGCCCAACATAGTCTTGATCCTGTTGAATAAAGTTTTCTTTTTTGGTTTTAAATTATTTTTGTAATGATGAAGAGCCATTTCAGTTCTTAATAATTTAAGTTCTGCGTCAGTAATACGTTGCATTGCTGCCATAATAAGTAAATTTTGCATTTTGTTCTCTTTTACTAAAGAAAAACAATATGTTTTCATAATACTTTCTGGTAGTTCTTCCACTTCTCTACATTTCATTTCTATTTCCAACTCAACTTCAAGAGGTGGTTCACCAATAAGTATTTTAAAGAACTCTTGACTGTTCATGTCAGTTCATTTTAGGGAACAGTTGTTGCTCCAACATGTCCACAGCACGATCATCAAGAGTGTTTGAGGTTTGCTTACAAATTGCACGAAGAAGATCTACTACTAATCTTTTTACAGCAGTTGTAGTAAAAAACTTTAGTAGGATTGGTTTTAAGAGTTTAAGCATAATTACCTTTGTGTTACTTTCCAAACATACCAATATTTGCTAAGTTTGCCATAGTTACTGCTTTTTTATGGAAGACCAGGAAGAAAAAGAAGGTAATCGTGTTGAAACGATTGTTAAGATTGCGGTGTTAGTTTGGTCTGCTGCAATGTTAACTCTTTCTTATTATGAACCTCCTGATGGAAAAAAGATTGTAGACTTTGATCCAACTTTTATTGCTTCGATTTTTTCGGGATCTCTTGCTAGTTTCGGTTTGCAGGTTGGTAAAAAAAAGAACAATAATAATCCTAAAATAGTAGATAATAAAGATACTAATGTAGGCATTAAATGAAGAAATTATTATTACTAGGTTTATTTATAGCTGCACCTTGTTACGCAAACCCTGTACCTACATGGACTACTGGTACATCTAACAGAACTGAGAACACTACTCAGACTATAACTCGTAGTATAGTCACAGAAAAATATGGTGCAGCAGTAAATTCATGGGAAGCAAGTAATATATCTGTAGCTGCTTCTGCTGGTATTGCTGGTGGTGATGCAGTCTTTACAGTTAAGACAGATACAGCACCCTGGTCACTTTCTATTTCTACAAGGGCTGCAAGTCAAATGGTTGAAAAGATCACACAGAATGACACGATCAACACTACTAGCGTTATCACTTCTTTGTCTGTCTTTAGTCAGTAATAAAGCAAAAGCAGAAGGCGATACAAACGTCCAGGCTCAACCTAATGCTGTTGGTAATTCAAGTATTATCAATCAGAATATGAATATAAATAATGGTATGACAGGTAAACAACAGTTTGGAAACTTAATTTGTAGTCAACCTACAATGGCTCTTACACCTTTTTATACAGGTAATGACGCACAAGGTGAGGAAACATACAGCATCAATGAAGGTTGGGGTGTTCAGATGTCTTTTATGATTCCATTAGGAGATAATCAAACCTGTAATGAGTTATCAAAAGTAAAGCTAGAGTTAGCCAAAGAAGAGTTAAACAAGCAAGTCCATGATAAGCAATTAGTGAGAGTTTTAAAGTGTTCACAACTCCACGCTGCTGGTTATATGATTAATCCTAAATCTA